TCTCTCCGGATGGAAAAACTTACTTTGACCTAGTTAAAAGTGAAATAGGTGGAAATATTCAAATTAAGGCAGGATCCTCCGGATTAGAAAATTTGGAGGAATGGCTTGAAGTTAGTGATCTGATTGATTCTATTCAGAAGTCTGCAGCTGATGCAAACGATGCTGTGGGAGGTCTGCATGACTATATCGACGGTGCATTTGCTGACGGCATTATCACTGAGGCGGAAGCTAAAGCTATCGAAAAGTATATCAACACAGTTAACAATGCGAAAGCAGCCGTAGAAGCGACATACAACAAACTATATGCAAATACATACTTAACCGGAGTCGCAAAAACAAACCTGCTTAATGCAAAGATTACGCTGATGGGGGCCATAGAAAGATTGATAAATGCAATAAATACTGCCATTGCAGACAAACTTACTACTCCAGATGAAAAACAGGCTGTTGATACACAGTTTGCAGGCTTCAACAGTGCTTATGCTGACTTTAATACTGCTGTCGAAGAAGCTAATAAGTCCATACAGGACAAGTTAAAGTCTTTCGCCGATGATGCAATGAAAAAAGCACTGGAAGCGTTAAAGGATGCGGCAGATGCCACAAAAGCCGCAGAAAAAGTAAACGATGATATTAGTGATTTACATAAATATGTAGACGGTGCGTTTGCCGACGGTATTATATCAGAAGCAGAAACTAAAGCTATTGAAAAATATATCAATACAGTCAAAAATACGAAAGCCTCTGTAGAAGCTACATATAATAAGCTGTACGTGAATACATACTTAGTTGGCGTTGCTAAGACTAACCTACTCAATGCTAAAATCTCTCTCTTTGGCGCTATCGACAATCTCCTCGCAGCAATCAACGTTGCTATTGCTGACGGGCAGACCACTACTGCGGAGAAAAAAAACGTTGATGATAAATTCGCTCTCTTTAACTCAACTTTAGCCAGTTTCAATACAGCCGTCGAAGCAGCTAATCAATCAATACAGGATGCGCTCAAACAGTTCGCCGACAATAATAAGGCAGAATTAGATATACTGAGCGATAGAATATCCGCACAAGTAACACGTGTAGATAGCATTACACAACGTATTGATACAGCCGGATGGATTACCACGGCAGACGGTAACAAGATATACGCTTCTAAAGAGCTGGAAAATGGTAATACGCTTATATCTTATATCAACCAGGCGGGCGAAGCAACAACAATCCATTCATCTAAGATCAATCTGGAAGGTGCTGTTACTATTACTGCGCTTCATAGTGATCTGCAGACGGTGATTAATTCTAAAGTAGACAGAGACGGTTTAGGCGGATTGGCTTTTAAAGATGCCGTTGAAGCTGCGCAGCTCGGTAGTACTATTATCATAGGAGGTTATCTTAATACTGACTTGATTAAAGTACGACGAATTGATGCTGAGGTTGGATTTGTCGGTGGATTTACTATTGAAAAAGGACGTCTTATTTGGACACGTTCCGATTATTTCGGTGGGACGTCACGTAGCTTAAAATTAGGGTCCGGAACATCTAAGGAGGGTGTTGTTAATGTGACCTTCAATCCTGCCACAGATGGGCGCTTTGGAGTAGCAGCAATCGGAGCAAATGCAGGTGGTAGTGCAGCGATATATGGTTCATCAAAGACAAATCCGACTTATCCATCAAACTACGTTTACGCAGGTTTTTTCGATGGTAATGTTACTGTATTAGGTGATGTTTCCGCCAGGGGCTTTTTTCCTCAAGACAATAGTGGAAATTCTGTTTCAGTCGTATCTGATGCATGGCTTTATGGACTTAAAAATAATCAGTTAGAAGGTATTGCTTCTAAAAACATGAAGATTCACATTATAAAAGGAATGATTGTAGAGTGTTCACAATATTAATTTTGAAAGTATAATTATGAAAGTAAATTTAAACCGGAACTTACTTGATCACAAAGGTCAGGAAGCAGTTGAATTAGTCGATGGTAAGGAGAGGAAGAAATCTCTTCGTGATATGATCTCAGAAGCCTTGTATGCTACCGGCATGAATGCTCAACTAGGTATGGATATGGCTAAAAAATTACGTGCTTATAAAATGCTGCAGCAGATTATTAACAATCGAGGTGTGCTTGATATTGAAACAGACGATGCTACTCTCCTAAAGGAGATTTGTGCAGAGTTTTTCACCGCTGGCGTTTATGGACAGATTTATGACTTAATAGAAAAAGGAGGTAAAGAATGAATATTAAAGCAACTAACAGTACAGCAGTATCAAAGGTTACTGCAGATATCAAGATCAAGTACAGGATGTCAACTCGCGGCACTGAGGCGGTAAAAGATGTTACAGCTGAAATTTCTAATGATGAAACAGTTGTCGGATTCTTTAATATATCGAAAAACGGGGTGACTGGTTTTTCTCTACACGAGGATCACGGGCTGACTCCCGAGGAAGTGAAACAGGTATTCCAGACTGCTATTGATGATTGTAGTGAGGTATTGAAATGAAGTATTAATATTTTAGATAAATGATTATGGATTATTTCAAAAACTTACTTATTGGATTGATTACCGGTATAGCTGCTTATCTTAATCCTATCTCAGGGGAGATCAAAAGCCTTATTGCTGTATTTGCCCTCAACTTCATTTGTGGGCTTCTTACTGCCCTACTAATCAATCATGAAAGCTTTTCTTTTAAAAAGGCTTGGAGATGCATCGTAGAAGCAACTATTTTCTTTACCTTAGTTAGTTGTATCTATTTTATTGGTGAACACAAAGGAAATCCGGAAGGTGCACTTCAATGTGTCTCATTTATTACGTATAGCGTTTTCTATTTCTACGGGGTAAATATTCTGAGGAATATCAAAGAAATTCTCCCTAGCTCTAGCAATGGTTACAAAGTAGTAGCTTTCTTGCACTATGTATTAAGTGTCGAGTTTATAAAGAATATCCCTTATCTAACGAACTACTTACAAAAAGGAGGTGCAAAATGATTGAAGTTTTGGAGTTTATTTTTCAAGATTCTTGGCATTGGTTAGGAACAGCCATTTTGATAGCTATCATTTTCCGTGTCAATTTGGTAAAGATTGGCCCAATAACAAAGAATAAGGAGGAGAAGAAATGAAGGAAATTGATGCAATTATCATCCATTGTTCGGCCACGCGTGCCGGACAGGATTTACGAGCCAAAGATATTGACCGGATGCACCGGGCTCGGGGATTCAATCAAATCGGTTATAACTTCATTATTGACCTTGACGGAATGGTTGAGAATGGGCGACCGTTAAGCATTGACGGAGCGCATTGTAATACCAAAGGATTTTCAAAGTCTTCGTATAATAAGCATAGTGTTGGCATCTGTTATATCGGAGGCTTGGACGCATCTGGAAAGCCTGCTGATACACGTACTCCGGCTCAAAAAGCTAGTTTGCGTGAGCTGGTAGCAAAGTTATGTAAGGAGTATGATATTGTCGAGGTTCTCGGACATCGTGATACATCTCCAGACCTAGACGACAGCAGCGAAGTGGAACCGGCAGAATACATCAAGGCTTGTCCCTGCTTTGATGTTCGTTCCGAGTTTTCTAATTTTCTTCGTAATACAGTGATCCGGCCATGAAAACGCTAATTTATATAACCATATTCCTGATGTCAGGAATATGGTTTACTTCCTGCAAAACGTCTCATAACATTGAGACGCAAAAGCAGATTGACTATTCAGGGGATTTCTTGTATTTGCGAAACTTAATTGAATCACTACGGCTGGATGTGAATAAGCAAACGAAAGTTACTACTGAAAAGTTGAGTGAGCTGAAAATTGAGAATAAAACAGTTTACTTGTCTCTTCCAGATTCAGCTGGAAAACAGTATCCAGTCAAAGAAAGTATTACCACCGCTTCTAAACAGGAGCAAGAACAGACTGAAGTTGATGAAACATTATCCATTACTTTGCAGCAGTTCTCGAATCGACTTGATACTATAAGTAACAAGGTGAATGCTTTACTAAATCAAAGAGAGAAGGCAGTCGAATTATCTTGGTGGGATTTGCATAAAGATAAAGTTTATCGCTATGTCATAGGCTTGATTCTTGCGGGATGGTTGGTGTATAAATTCAAAAAATAAGTCTTTCTTTTATTGAAAATACAATTTTTTGGCGAAATTATATGTGAGAAAATACAATATTTGGGAAATAATATATATCTTTGCAGCAAAAGAATATCTCTGTTGGCGCAGAGATAAACTTAAAATTCGGTGATGTAAAAATATAAAATTTATTTTATGGCAAAATTAAAGAATGTGGCTGAAACAGCCAAAAGGAAGCGTATAATAAACGCTAAAGAATGTGAATACGAACTTCGTGAGTCGTTAGAAAAGCTATTTGATGCTTTTTGGAATGCTGTACGTAATTATGAAAAAGAGGTAATACAAACCCCGTTTACAGCTCGTTGTCGAGGATTTGAAGCCTCCCTCTTAAACTCAAAAATAATTCAAAGTGTTCAGTCTGTTTTTAAAGATGACTGGACATTTGGAAAGTACAAAAGGTTTATGCTTAGAGTTAATGGATATATTATGCTTTTTAAGAAATTAAATAGTAAAAATATGCCAATGAATGTTCCAACTCGTTTTTCATCATCTATTCAGAACCAAGAGCAAGGTTATTTGTTTGATATGTATGATAACGGGACAGAACCTATTTTATTTTTTGGATATAATAAAAGTCGTTTTGGGGAGATTATAAATCCCAAATTGGTTTATATCGATGAAAATAAAGTGAGATGGACTATTTCTGAAAATGATATTTCTACAGTTAATAGAACAATGGATGTTCAGCCAGCTGCCGCTTCTCTCTCTGTACGCAAAAATATCAAAAAGAAAGAAGGAACAAATAATTAATAATATGATACATCACCGAATTTATTTTAGAAAACAACAATACTGATAGCAAAAATGGAAATCAACTATAAGCAGATAATATTTGCTCGTGAATATCGAGGTTACTCACAAACCGAGCTTGCTTCTAAGATTGTTGGATTGTCACAATCTAATTTATCTAAGTATGAGAAGGGTATTGGGCCTTTATCTACCGATGTGCTTAATCGCATAATAGATTTTCTGGGATTTCCAACTGACTTTTATGAGAAGAAAATCTCAAATATTGCAGAAAATGCGCATTACCGAAGGAAGAAAGGAATGACTAAAAATGAACGTTCCCAAATAGACCTTTCAAACAAGTTATTAGGTTATATTGTAGACCAAATGGGGGAGTCTGTGGAATTTCCAGATATGTCATTTCGAATGATTGACCTTGAAGATGGATATACACCCGAAACCGTGGCTCAGTACACCAGGAAGTATTTAGGCTTAAAAGATGAACCGGTTCGGAATATATTCTCTTTGCTGGAAAGAAATGGGATTATAATCATAGAATTGGATTATGATGTGGATCTATTTGATGGGGTTTCTTTTTTGACAGATGGTGGATATTATGTGATTATTATTAATAAGAATTTCAGTAATGACCATAAAAGATTCACTTTAGCACATGAACTGGGACATTTGATCATGCATACCTCAAATGAGTTTCTAATCTCTGAATATAGGGATAAAGAAGATGAAGCAAATAAATTTGCTTCAGAATTCCTTATGCCTTCTGATGCTATATCAAATTCTTTACGTGGACTAAAACTGCAGTATTTGGTGGAATTAAAAAGATATTGGTTAACCTCCATGGCATCTATTGTACGTAGGGCAAAAGATTTGAAATGTATTACTAACGAAAAATATAAATATTTTAGTATTGAACTAAGTAGAAGAGGATATAGAAAAAGCGAACCTGTGAGTGTATATATTGATATGCCGAATATGTACAATGAGGCTTATAAACTTCATAAGAATGAATTGGAATACTCAAATGAGGAAATGGCAACTGCATTTAGTTTGCCTATTGATGTTCTTACTAGATTTTGCTGTCCTACAAAAACTAATTTGAAATTAAGATTGAGTATATAATCTGTATATCTTATAAATATAATCATCATATGGCTAAAACAATAAAAAAATTCACTTATGCGGTGAAAGATAAATATGATAATATGGTAACTGTGTATGCAAGAATTGAAAAGGAAGGTGGTTTGTATTACTGGTATACAAGTCATTTGACAAAACCGCAAGATGCAGATGGAATAGGAATATATAATCCTTCTAATGTTGAGTCTAATCTTGATACTGCTGAAGCATTTTTGAAAGCATATATTAGTATGATGAAAGATTCTAAAGTAATTGTACCAAACAATCATTATTGATTTGTTATTTTAGAGATAAGTTGTGTTCTATTAATGATAAATCCTTTTTATATTGTCCCGTCTCTCTGATTCGGGGCTCTTCTTTTGCTTATCTCATTTATAATTATTATATTTGTATACAGACGTGGATGTCTGTTGTATCATCTCTCTACGGAAAAGTTGCTAATTTTCGAAAGCGGGAGACAATACGTTATTTATTCCATTAAGAATGAGGGGCTGTGTCAAAACTAAGGCACATCCCCTTCTTTTTTTAATATAA